CTCCTATTATTGAAAGCCCGGGAGGGGGATTTTCTTTAGATCAAGCGTGATATAAGTTCGCCACACGTAGGCAAACGCCATGAAATCGCAAGATCAAATATTTCAAGAAATCGTTCCTGATCTCTAGATATCGGCCTAAATTCGGATGAACGTCCTAACACTTTACTGGCATATATCCAGTAACGAGGATTCATTCCGAAAGTACAATACATCAACATCAAACAACGTGTATTGAAATCGGCGATATCTTCATCACTCCTTTCCGGCATCTTCAAATGGTCAAAGTAATCTGTAGTAGGCCTATAAGGAAAACCATAACAGTTTTCATAACCAAGGAAAGTAAAACCAACCCCGATCGAACTCTTCTTCTCCGAAATCTCCATTCCAAACACCTCCTCAGCATAGTAACTCATTAACTCAATGTCAGCATCCTCAACGTCCAACAGCGCATCATCACCGAAATACAGTTCACTATTTATTTTCACGCCAGTAAGACGACACAATGAGCGCGTAACGATGAAATTGACAACAGTGTCAACCAAATTGGTGAAGTAGGAGCCACTCGGTACTCCTCCACGTTTTACGTATAATTCACCATTAGGCAAACACATTGGGGTCTCGATGAAATAGCGTTCAAGCCAATTCCAAAGTCTGTCAATCTCAATAGCATCAGGTGTCCCACCATTATTGTATTGTGTGAAGTCAAACTGATGGCGTATAACACGAAATGCCGCACGTATCAGGTACTCCGAGACCGTCGCATCAAACTTGGAATAATCCAAACACAACCACTTCCCGCGACGACTCCTTGCAACTTGCGCCCAATGATTGGAGTTAACCCTGAACCACAAAGCGTATGGGGTTCGGTGACGTTGGTACGATTCAATGAGAGGGATAGCAAACATGCCCTCCGCAAAGGTAATATGCGCTGGGTATCCCCACACGAGTCGAAGTTTCTCTTCTTCTGCCAGATGAGATCTTGCATAAGCGGCACACGGATGGATCGGAACTGATAATCCATGCTTAATTTTATGGCAGAAATACTTCGTATATGTATCAGGAACATCACGCTTACTAGTAAAATTTCTCCACCTCCAGGGAAGTCCCGGACTATGTGACCATTTAATTTTATCCGATGACAGCACTTCATTAATATGCCACGGATGAATCTTCTGAGGTAACTTAAATTTATCCAAAGCTTCAATAACCACAGAATCAACAAGACTCCGAAATTGATGGTTAAACGAGGATTTAAAATATGACAAAGAATTTCGTAATCCATTCAAATTAACGGATGATCTAATCTTAGGACACCAATAATCACAGTAAGGAGAAGGTAAAGGCCTACCAAGTACAGTGGAATATCCGCAAATTTTACGAACATAGTGCATA